TAAAGACTATCCTGCAGTAATGGCGTTTGCGATTGGCAATGCAATTAAATATATCAGTAGAGCGCAATATAAGAACGGTAAAGAAGATTTAGAAAAGGCACGATGGTATTTAGAACGTGCTTACGAGTATTGGAGTGATAAGTGATGGGTGTACCAATGTATGAATATGTGGTTTACAAAGGGGACGAAGTGATTTGCGCTGGCACTAAGGATGAAGTGGTGAAGAAACTAGGTATAAACAAAAATAACCTTGATTCCATTGCTAATAATAGAACTGAAAAACGCGAAGCAGACGCTTACGAAAGAAACGGCTACAGTAAGCGAATGGTGGCTGTAAAAGTGAGTATTGCTGAATTACAAAAAGAATTGGGGCTGGTGTGATGCACACATTCCACTTATACAATGCAGCCGAAGAAAAAGTAATGATTGTACAGGAAACTTTCGGCGGCTACATCATGGTTGGTTTACCGAAGTCGCACTATAGCCATATCGACGGTTATTATGCTACAGATGAATTTAACTACTTTAAATCAGTGCATAACCTAATGTACGCAGAGGAGTTAGGCAGTCAGATTAGTATATTTGATATTTAATAAGAAAAATAGCCCCGTAAATCGGGACTACAATTCTTTCGTAATTAAAACTTTTACACCGCAATACAAATTATAGACATATGTTAAGAATGCCATAACTAAAAGTATTATTCCTAAAGTAAAGTACAAAGGTATGTTAGATGTACTTTGGCTTAAACCAAAAAAGATAGCAGCCAATGTCATTGAAATCCAAGGAAGAATGTGATAAATAATCGATTTTTTTGCATGTGTGGTTACTGGGTATTTCGTTAAAATCCATACGACTATAGGGAAAAGAATAGGAGCAAAGAACACACTAAAGTAGCATAGAGAAGCTAACAGTTTGTCGGATGAATTTGACATAATGTTTCACCTCCTTGGTTCAAATATTATCTAACAATAATACTAATAACAAATAAAAAGAGGTTTATTAAATGAAAATTTTGAATTTATTAATGAGGAGGACGAGTAAATGGATAAATTACAAATCAAATTATTATCGGAGAACGCAACATTACCAACACGCAATCATTCAACAGACGCAGGGTTTGACATTTACGCAGCAGAAACAATTTTACTTGAACCACAAGAGAAAGCGTTAATTGCCACTGACATAGCCGTAAATATTCCTAAAGGTTATGTAGGCTTACTAACTAGCAGAAGTGGTGTAAGTAGTAAGACACATCTTGTGATTGAAACAGGTAAGATTGATGCAGGGTTTCATGGCAATATGAAAATTAATATTAAGAATGACCATGAAGATAACGGGGCGGAAACAATTTTTAAACGTGATTTAAAAGATAAAATAATTATTGAAGATGAACGTCATTTATATAAACAAGGTACTTATGTCATCAATAAAGGCGAAAGATTAGCACAATTGGTTATCGTGCCTATATGGACGCCAACATTACAAGAAGTTGACGAATTTAGCGAGGTGTCAGAACGTGGAGAAAAAGGGTTCGGATCATCAGGAATCTAAAGACATATTAGAAAAGGTAAAGGAGGTTCTACATCGTGATTAAACGATTTAAATATGTTAGTGATAAACAATTATTCAAACTAGCTAACCAATACGAAAAGGGTGGCACCTCTAATTTAATATACGTACACGAGTTTGACGATGGTACAGTCGAGACGTTAGAAGTGTTTATGGCGGATAGTCATACGGAATACTTTAATTCGGTTGATGAGATGTATGAATGGTTTGCAGATAGTAAACCATTTGTCAAAGATGTGTTAGACGGCAGGCAAGCGACGTTATTTTAAGGAGTGATCATATGAAATATTTAAGAGTGGTATTACACACGCTGGTAACGATTCTGATTTATGAGGGTGCAAAGGCATTGATGAGTAAAAGGTTAGGTGACGAGTAATGTATATAGCGTTAATTATAATACTGTCACTGTTATCAATAGTACTGCTGATACACAATACAATACTACAAAAGAGAAATGAGTTACTTCACTACTCATTAAGTGTGCTTGTTGGTCATATATTTGATGAGAATGGAGAAGAGTACGTTAAGAAGTTGATGAAGTAGGAGGACGGATATGAATATCAAAAAGAAAAAATATACAAAAGATGACGGATTAGTAGATAAAGCGAATTTTGGTGACACAGAAACGGGCGAACTGGATATTGAAAAGTTTTTAAACAGATTCAAAAAAGGGGACGATAATATGATTAAAAAAGCTATAGAGAAACCAAGGGAAGTAGAATATATTGAGCTTAATGGATATGAGAATTTTGAAGAAGTATGTGAATTTGTTGGTTGTCGCTATACAGGAATATCGCTACAGATTAATAGATATGGTAAAGAAGTAATAGACATTCCTGGCAAGGGGAAAGTTCCAGTTGGTTCTATTTTCTACAGATATTTAGATCCTGAATTTGCACATCTCGAAAACCACGACACCGGAAATTATATCTATGATGTGATGTCAAAAGACAAATTCTTTTGTATATATGGGTAGGAGGTAACGCATGAAGTTAGGCAAAGCAGAAATACCTAAGCTAGAGGAGTTGGATTGATATATGGATAACATATTTAAATTAGATGGTACAAAGAAAGATGATATTAACGTAAAGAATCAAATATATGAACTGAAGTCGCAACTACCAATTATTATTGAGATAGCTAAGATGAAATCAGCCTATCAACGTGAAAGGCTTACGGCTTTAAGGAAAGAAGGTTTTAAAGAAGAACAGGCTTTGGAAATTATAAAGGCAGAACGTACACCTTTTGATCAATAAATTTATGGAGGTAATAAATGTATACGCCAAATGACATACGAGAAATGTTTAAAGATTACAAATGGATGACTAATGAATTAGAGGGGGCAATGCTAATAAAAGCGGATAGCACATCGATAGCTCAATACGGCGAGGAATCTGGTCAACCTAAGCCACAAGGATTAACTACAGACAAGATTTGTAACATAATATTGCAAAAAGAAAAGCAAGATAAGAAGTTAATTAAATGGGCAAGTAAGGTTAAGTTCATCGATGATTGTGAAGATTTATTCACAAAAGATTTAGATATATTTATTTATCGTAAGTTAAAACAAAATTATTCGCATACAATGATTGGAGTAATAAGTGGTAAAGATAAAACGACCATCAGTAATAGGGTGACTAAGATTGTTGAAGTTATGAGTAATGCGTCAAAATCGTCGAATTCGTCAAATTCGTCAAAATAGAAGTTTTTGTAATGATATTATTATATTCATTATAATAACCGTATAGGTTATGTTCTCAAGTGAATGCTATATAACTAAGGCGTTCGGGTTTCCCCTTTCCCCGAGCGCTTTTCCTTGTATATTGATGTGGCATATAAATGTGACATGAGTATATAACTCAAATAAAATAACAAAACATAATCACTAAACACTGTTAACCGCAGTGTCTTTTTATTATGAGGTGAACTATGGAATTAAATAAGTATCAATCCTTAAAGCAACCAACAGATTACAATAAACATCTACTGTCATTAGTATCTGTGGTAGGTCAGTTAGTAGACAACGATGACAACGACACAGTGACTATGTTACTAGGTGATGTGCTAGAACATATTACATGTATGGCATCGCTTAATAATATAACGCTAGATACAGTGGCAGGACTTAATGTGAATACGTATCAACCTGACTTACACAAGGTTATTAATAAAGGTGATGCAGTTACTTTCCACAAAGACAAGTACATTGTGCATGACATCATTGGTAATCAAGTATTGATTGCGAATCAAACTAAAGATATTGTGGTCGACATCAAAGACATAGGAAGGTGATTGGATGGCAGTAATGAGACGATGCAATCATCCTACCTGCAATACACTTATATCTTTTAATCAGTCATACTGTGATAAGCATAAACCATATATAAATGATAAATATAATGATGTAAGGAGACGGAATGACCCTGAATACTTACGTTTCTATAAGTCTAGGCAGTGGCAGAGAATGCGTGAAATTGTGTTGATGGAGAATGATTATATTTGTAGATCATGTGGACGACAAGCACAAATGGTTGACCATATTATCCCGACGAAAGTTGATTGGTCGAAACGGCTGGAAAAAGAAAACTTACAGCCATTGTGTTACAAATGTCACAATCAAAAAACGAAAAGAGAGCAAAAGGAAGTCCCCCACATCAAAGAACGGGGGTAGTGAGGAAAGCGACGAAGAACGAGGCGCACTCTCCTTCTCAAAGATTTCCCTTAATTTTTAATACCAGGTACTAAAACATAATGGAGGTGCTAAAAATGGCAGGTAGACCTCGAAAACTTCTGCATAATTCGAAGAAGAATTACACTAAAGAAGAGATAGTTGAAAAAGAACACCAAGAAGCGCAATTAAACAAATTTTCAAAAATAGATTCGCATCCACCAGACTTTTTAGATGATATCGCGAAAGAAGAATACCTAAGAATATTGCCATACATGCAAGAATTGCCTATATCAAACTTGGATAAAGCACAACTCTCACAATATTGCAGTTTTTACAGTGATTTTGTAAGAGCAAGTCTGCATTTGGAGGCAACAGGTGGCGTTGTTATTGAAGGAGCGAATGGAGAATCTAAAGTAAATCCTGCTTTTACTGCTAAAGAGAAAGCGGGTACTCGAATGCAACAAGTGGCTAACACGCTAGGATTAACAATCGATAGCCGATTACGCATCGTCGTCCCTGAAGAGAAAGAAGATAATGATCCGTTCAAAGAGTTTGTGAGTGACGATTGATGTTAGATTACACAACAATTTACGCTCAAAGAGTAGTCAAAGGTGAGATTCTTGTAAGTAAGAAGAATTTTAAAGTGGCTGAACGTCATTTGAATGATTTAAAACATCCACCTGAAGGTTGTTACTGGGATGTGGATAAAGCAAATAAGGCGATCAAATTCATCGAGATGTTACCTGACCCTAAAACGAATGAACCTATGCCTTTAATGCTCTTTCAGAAGTTTATCGTAGGGAGTATTTACGGTTGGCGTCGTGATGGTGGCTTTAGGCGGTTTACTAAGTGTTATGTAAGTATGGCACGTAAACAAGGTAAATCGCTAGTGGTATCAGGCATGTCACTGAATGAACTGTTATTTGGTCAATATCCTAAATATAACCGACAAATATATGTATCATCATCAACTTACAAGCAAGCACAAACAATATTCAAAATGGCTAGTCAACAAATTAAGATGTTACGTTCAAAAAGTGACTATATCCGCAAGTCAACAGATGTACGCAAAACAGATTTAGCACACATTGACTCAACTAGTGTATTTGAGCCGCTTTCTAACAATCCGGATGCAGTAGATGGTAAAGACCCAACTGTAGCTATATTGGACGAATTGGCAAGCATGCCGGACGATGAAATGTATTCAAGATTTAAAACGGGTATGACGTTGCAGAAGAATCCTCTCACTCTATTAATTTCTACTGCAGGTGACAATTTGAATAGTCAGATGTACCAGGAATATAAATACATCTCTAAAATTTTATCAGGCGAAGTTCAAGCGGATAATTACTTTGTATACTGTGCCGAAATGGATTCAGAAGATGAAGTAAATGACGAGTCACTGTGGATTAAAGCAATGCCGCTTTTAGAGTCTGAGGAACATAGAGACACAATACTGAGAAATATTAAAGCGGATATTCAAGATGAATTAGAAAAAGGTACGTCATTTCATAAGATTTTGATTAAAAACTTTAACCTTTGGCAAGCAAACAAGGAAGATAGCTTAATCAATATTAATGAATGGGAATCAATCGAAGTGAATCGTGATGATTATAGTTTGTACGGCAAAGACGTTTATATCGGTGTCGATTTATCACGACTTGACGACTTAACTTCTGTAGGATTTATATTTCCGACAGATGATGGTGATATGTTAATCGACAGCCATTCGTTTATAGGTTTAAGGACCACGCTCGAACAGAAGTCGAAACGTGACAAGATTAATTATGAGAAATTAATTAATACAGGCGAGGCGGAAGTGACTACATCAGAAAGTGGCATGATTGATTATAAGCGTGTTATTGAGTACATCTTCGACGTTGTGGAAGAGTATCAGTTAAACGTAAAAGCGTTGTGTTATGATCCGTGGAATGCACAATCATTTGTGACCACGCTAGAATCTATGGTGATTGATTGGCCGCTAATTGAAGTTGGGCAAAGTTTCAGAAGCCTTTCACAACCTATTAAGCAATTTCGAGTATGGGTTGCTGAAAAGACGATCAAACATTTTGGTAATAACCTATTAACCATTGCCGTAAATAACGCTGTTTTAATTTACGACGGAGAGGACAACGTTAAGATTAACAAGAAGATGAATCGACAAAAGATTGACCCTATCATCTCTGTCATAACTGCTTTTAGTGAAGCGAGTATGCATGAATTCGAGGTGGATTGGTCATCAATATATGAAAATGAAGAATTCGGATTTTAAAGGAGGTGCGATGATGAAATTAAACAAACTTTTAATACCGTTAAAACTATTGGTTGTTAACATTGTTAGCATCCTTTTTTTATTAGGTTTAATCATAATGAATACCGCAACTTACTTAGCATTTGGAGTTGAGTTAGGACTAGCTAACACAGGCGTTTTCCTAGTGGTTATTGCGTTAATCATTGACAACGAATCACGGGAGAGGAGGTGATTAAGTGGGTATCTTCTTAAGAAACGAAAATAGAGATTTACAGTATAACGAAGATGATCTACAAATGATGGTTCAGACGTTACCTGGTTTTCAGGGTACTAATTTAAGGCAGTATACGCCTATAGATGCCATTAAGCACAGTGACATTTTTACAGCAGTAATGATGATTGCGTCTGATTTAGCACGTATGCCTATTAGATTGAACGTTAACGGCCAGATTGATTATAGTAACAAGGTTGTTAATTTGCTAAATACTAGGCCGAATTCACTGTATAACGGCTATATTTTTAAATTGGTTGTATTTGCCAATGCTTTATTAACATCTCATGGTTACGTTGAAATCACACGTGATAAGTTGGGTAATCCGGTTAGTTTAACTTTTAGAAAAACTTCAGAAGTAGAATTAAAATCTGACCGAATGGGACGTCCTTATTATTCACATGAACGTACTGATGATAACGGTAAGTTTATTAGGCGAGATATTAAATATGAAGATATGTTAGACATTAAATTTTACTCGTTAGATGGGATTCACGGGCTGTCTTTGTTAGATACTTTAAGTAAAACTATTGATTCTGATAACAACGGTAAGGACTTTTTAAACAACTTCTTGCGTAATGGTACGCATGCAGGCGGAATACTTAAGATGAAAGGCGTCTTAAACGATAAGAAAGCGAGAGACCGTGCGAGAGAGGAATTTCACAAAGCATTTAGTGGTACTAAGCAAGCCGGTAAAGTGGTTGTGCTTGATGAATCGATGACATTCGACCAGTTAGAAGTCGACACTGAAGTCTTAAAGTTAATTCGTGAGAATAAATCGTCCACACGTGAGATTGCCGGTGTATTTGGTATACCGTTGCATAAATTCGGTATTGAAACAACGAATATGAGCATTACAGACGCTAATCTTGACTACCTTTCAACGTTAAAACCTTACATTACATGTGTTTGTGCAGAATTAAATTTTAAATTTAACGACGAATACACAGATAAAGTTTGTGAATTTAAATTCGACACCACTGAAATACGTGTGGTTGATGAAAAGACACAAGCTGAAATCGATAAAATCAATATCGATTCAGGCAAAGCGAACATTGATGAAGTCCGTAAACGTGATGGCTTACCGCCTATTCCTGGTGGCTACGGTAGTATTCATCGTGTTGACCTTAATCATGTGAATATAGCGCTTGTTGATGAGTACCAGATGAATAAATCACGTGGTACTGATAACAAATTGAAAGGTGGTGAGGAGGATGGCAAAGGAAACGAGAATCGGAAATATCACAGAAGTCCGTTCGAATGATGATAATGAAATGGTCATTGAAGGTTACGCTTTGAAATTCGACACATGGTCGGAAAATTTAGGTGGTTTTAAAGAAACAATTTCACGTAGCGCTTTAGAAAACACTGATTTGTCTGATGTACGTTGCTTAGTAGATCATGTACCGTCGCAAATTATCGGCAGAACGAAATCGGGAACATTAGAACTGGAGACTGATGATATTGGGTTGAAATACCGTTGTAAATTACCGAATACCACATTTGCTCGTGACTTATATGAGAATATGCGTGTAGGTAACATCAATCAATGTTCATTTGGTTTTATGCTCGATGAGCAAGGTGATGAAATGCGTTTTGACCAACAAGAAAACATCTATAAACGTACTTTAAAAGCGATACGTGAGCTTACAGATGTATCTGTGGTGACCTATCCGGCATACAAAGATACGGATGTTAAACCGGCATTACGTAGTATAGAAAACATTGAAAATGAAGAACGCAAAAAAGTGTTAGAGTTAAAACTTAAAAAACATTCAATTACAAATAAGCTTGGTGAAGTTGGACACCATTAACAAATACAACCATAGGACGCGCTTAAAAAGCGGCGTCTATTTATAATGTAAAAAATTTAGGAGGAATTCAAATGAATAAAAAGGATATTTTACGTTCCGAAATTTCGGATCTAAAACGTAGTGTTGATTTGAAAATCAGATACGCTACACGTGCGTTAAACAATGATGAATTAGAGAAGGCAGAAACTTTGGAGAAAGAAATCGCAGACTTGCGTTCACAAATTCAAGAGAAAGAAGCAGAGTTAAAGAAATTACAAGATAAAGATGATGAACCAGAAAATGCAAATCCACAACCTGTAGCGGTTGAACAAGAGCGTTCTTATCGTCAAGCACCTAACTTGAATGAATTAGGTATTTCAATTCAGGATACTAAAGTGACATCTCAAGAAGTACGTGACTTCACTAATTATTTAGAAACACGCGAAGACATTAAAGGTGGTTCGCTTAAAACTGATTCAGGATTTGTAGTTATTCCGGAAGAAATCGTAACTGACATTCTCAAATTAAAAGAGATTGAGTTCAACCTTGATAAATATGTCACTGTTAAGCGTGTAACAAATGGTTCTGGTAAATATCCAGTAGTACGTCAATCAGAGGTCGCAGCGCTTGAAAAGGTAGAAGAATTAGAAGAAAACCCTGAATTAGCGGTTAAGCCATTTTTCCAATTAGCATACGACATCAATACACATCGTGGTTACTTCCGTATTTCTCGTGAAGCAATTGAAGATGCGAAAGTTAACGTGTTACAAGAGTTGAAATTATGGATGGCACGTACAATTGCAGCTACACGAAACAAAGCGATTATTGATGTAATCACTAAAGGTTCAACAGGATCTAACACAAGCGGTTTTGAATCTGAAGGCGCTAAATTAGAAACTAAAAAAGCAAAATCTTTAGACGACATTAAAGACGCTGTGAATTTAAATGTGAAACCTAATTATGAACATAATGTAGCTATTGTGTCTCAAACGATGTTCGCGAAATTAGATAAAATGAAAGACAAATTAGGTAACTACTTAATCCAACCTGACGTTAAAGAGAAAACGCAACAACGCTTATTAGGCGCTAAAGTGGAAATCTTACCTGATGAAATGCTCGGTGAAAAAGGCGCTAACAAATTAATCATTGGTAACTTAAAAGACGCTATCGTGTTATTTGACCGTTCGCAATACCAAGCGTCATGGACAGACTACATGCATTTTGGTGAGTGTTTAATGGTTGCAGTACGTCAAGATTGCCGAATCTTAGACCATAAATCAGCTATTGTTATCGAATATGATGATAGCCAACTGCCAGAAGAAGACCATATGGAAACACTATAGAGGTGATTGAAAGTGGCAAAATATAAAGTGAAAACGGCTTATATTGATAAAGAGTTACAAAAGGTGTTAAGAGTGGGCGATGAAGTCGATATGACGGTAAAACGTGCCAACGAAGTTAATAAAAACGGAACGCCACAAAACGGTATTTTAGAACGTATTGATGTTAAGTAGGTGTGATAGCAGTGAGTGATTTACAGCTATTAAAAAAACATTGCAAAATAGACCATAGTTCAGAAGACGATTTACTGGAAATGTATTACGAATGGGCAAAAGAAGATATAGCGAGTGCGGTGACTGACGATATGGCTTGGTTAGAGAAGCAAAGATTATTTAAAACTGCAGTATACCCACTCACTGCTTATTACTTTGAAAATCGTTTAGCATTTAACGAAAGGAATTTGAGTTATGCACCTCACATGGTATTAAGTGTTGTGCATAAGTTACGGTCAGCGTATGAAATTCAATTCGAATAGATTAAACGAACGTGTCACTTTTTGCCACGATACCAGTAAATCAATCAATGGGCTTCCACAAAAGCCGATTACAGAGGAGTTATATAGTTGCTATGCATGCATTCAGGATGCTAAAGAATCAGATATGCAAACAAGTCTAACCACAAGTTCACAATTCATTAAAACGATAATCATACGTGATCCACGAGGAGATTATAAACCAAACAATAAACATTATGTAATCCATGACGGCGAAAGGTATCAAATTAAGTACGTTAAAAAAGACTATGAAGATAAATCCTATGTGCGTGTTTATTGCGAGGTGGTTTTCTAATGGGTGCAAAGATTGAAAAAAATGATATAGAACAAGGTTTGGTTAGAAAGCAATTAGAGTTTAAGGCGTCGCAGAATCGTGTATTAAAAGCCGGTGCAATGGCACTTACACCTTTATTAAAACGTAATACGCCAGTCAGTGAGAACAAAAGACATGCCAAGGACAACATCGCTGTATCGAACATTCGAACTGACCGTGATTCAAGTGAAAAGTATGTGCTCATTGGATATACAAAAGGCTATTCACACCGTATACATGCAACTGAATTTGGCACTATGTATCAGCGTCCACAGATGTGGATTACAAAGACAGAGAAAAACGGCAGTAAGTTAGTGTACAAAGCTATGCTTACCGCTATGAAAAGGGTGATGAAATGAATGTAACAGATGTGATTTACAAGCAACTCATCGCCGATAAACGTATCACGGTTGAGGATAACGTATTTAAATATGTGGTTCCTGAAAATTTTCATGAATCAACGAATCAACCTATCGTAAGGATTACTCCGTTACCGTATAATCCTGATGAATATGCGGATAACGAGGAATTCACAAGAGAATTTGACTTCCAAATCGATATTTGGTGGTCATCAGACGAACCACATGCGCAAGCAGAAGCGATCGTTGAGAATCTAAAACAATTAAATTTTAAATCATATTACAGAGAACCGATGTACGAAGTTGAAACTCTAACTTTTAGAGAAATCATACGTGCATCAGGTTCTCTATTATTTTAGGAGGATTATAAATGGAAAAATTAAAGTTAAACTTGCAACATTTTGCAGAAACTAAAGGTGTTTCGGGCATTGCCATCGGTGTTACTAATTTCTACTGGGCGCCGATTAAAACAGATGACGGAGAAAAATTTGAAGTAGAAAGTGGACACCGTACACGATTTTTAAAAGAAATCGAAGTTGACCGTCCACAAGAAGTTGAAGAAGAATACGGTGACAACATGGTCGCTGCGACTGCAGTATCGAATGGTAAGTTATCTGTTAAAACAACATTTGTATCAATTCCTGCAGAACAAAAGGCATTCTTAGCAGGTGCCAAAAAAGGTAAAAACGGTTTTAAATATGGTGCCAATGACATTCCGCCAGATGTAGCTGTTGTATTTGAACGTACAAACCACGATGGTTCATCTGAATGGGTAGGCTTATTCAAAGGTAAATTCACGCGCCCCAATTTATCAGGACAAACGAAACAAGATAAAGTTGAATTCCAAAACGACGAAGTAGAAGGTTCGTTCGTAGACCGTTTATACGATGAGTCATCACATGTAACTGGATTCGACAAAAAAGGCGATAATGTAGGACGTGATTATGTATTTACTGAAACTTTCGGTAAAACTTTTGACGAGTTCATTGAAGATCTTGACCAAGAATTCAAGATGGAAGAGGATAAAAAAGCGATGCCGGGAAAGACGAGTGAGGAAGAGGTAACGCGTGTATCTCTTTCTAAACCGTCAACAACAATTAAACGAGGACAGACAGAACAATTAGTGGCTACTACTGAACCTGAAGGACAACCCGTAACTTATAAAGTCACTGAGGGTGAAGGATATATCAGCGTCAGTCCTGAAGGGTTAGTGACTGCAAATGAAGAAGGTCACGGTGTAGTTACAGTTACAGCTGGTGACCAATCAGACACAATTAATGTAGAAGTAACAAGTAATTTCGAAATGTAATTTAAGAGGGGGAATTAACCCCTCTTTTATTTTTGTGCAAAAATAAAAAATGAAAGTAGGAATTTAAAAATGGCAAGAACTTCAATCGAACTAATTACAGGTTATACAAAGGCGGGTAAGCCACAGACTAAAAAGTATTATGCAAAGCCTATGATGTCGCTTTTCGACACTATTCAAGGCTCTAAATTATCAACACGTGTAACGAAGGTTTTTAAAGAACCTGACTTTGAAGAACTAACACAAGAAGAATTCGAAAAATTAAGCGTAACAGAACAAAAAGAACATCAAGCAAAAGTAGATGAGTATCAAGAGCAAGTTGTTCAACAATTTGAAATCATTGAAGAAATCACTGCGTTTATTGCCGATGGTTTCGTTAATCAATTTACGTCTGAAGAATTACAAAAAGGTATTCCTGCAGGTTTTGAAGGTCTTACAAATTTAATTAATGTGCTAGAAGAGCTCATTTCAGGAGATGTGGATGACACAAAAAAGTTCGTGACCGAGAAGAAGAAATAAATCCTGATGACTTAACGCCTGAAGGTAGATACAACAACTACATGAAAGTTGCAAAGCAATTAATTGATGAGGGCATGGACCCTGAAAAGGTCGCTAACATGCCGATTCATTTCTTTTTAGAAATTTTAAATTCAAGAGTCGAACACAAAAAGAAAGCGACAAGCTTTGCACAAGTCTTCGGCTAATTTTTTGAAGAAAGGAGGAAACTAAATGGCAAATCCTATAGGTAATATGGTCATAAAGGTTGATTTAGACGGTTCGGGCTTTAATCGTGGTATTACTGGATTAAATCGACAAATGCGCATGGTTTCTCGTGAAATGAGCGCTAACCTTTCTAAATTTGGGCGTTATGATCAATCACTTGAGAAGTCGAAAGTGAAAGTCGATGGATTAACTAAACGACAACAAATTCAAGCACAAAAAGTCAGAGAATTGAAAAATAATTATGACCAATTATCGAAAGAAACAGGAGAAAACAGCGCTAAAACACAAGCGGCTGCTGCTAAATACAATCAAGCCTATGCAGAGTTGAATAAATATGAGCAAGAGTTGAATCAAGCAACGGCTGAAATGAAAGCTTTGGAGCGTCAACAACAAACGCTTAACACAACTATGGGTAAGATTGGTAATAAATTTAGTGAGTTGGGACCACGGCTTCAAGAAATTGGCAGTAAAATGCAGTCTGTTGGGCGTAACATGATCATGTATGTAAGTGCGCCGATTGTTGCCGGGTTTGGTGCAGCAGTTAAAAAAAGTATAGACTTTGACGATTCAATGCGTAAAGTTAAAGCGACATCAGGGGCAACGGGTAATGAGTTTCAACAGTTGCGTGATAAGGCACTTGAAATGGGTGCTAAAACTAAATTTAGCGCTAGTGAATCCGCCGACGCTCTTAACTACATGGCGCTTGCTGGCTGGGATACTAAAGATATGCTAGGCGGTATTGATGGTGTCATGCAGTTAGCAGCTGCATCAGGCGAAGATTTAGGACAAGTAAGTGATATTGTAACGGATAGTTTAACTGCATTTGGAATGAAAGCTAAAGATAGCGGTCACTTTGCAGATGTACTAGCGCAGACAAGCTCTAAAGCTAACACTGATGTACGTGGTTTAGGTGAGGCATTTAAATATGCAGCACCAGTTGCTGGGGCTTTAGGTTACACTGTGGAAGATACATCTATAGCAATTGGATTAATGTCTAATGCAGGTATTAAAGGAGAAAAAGCCGGAACTGCACTACGTACAATGTTTACTAACTTATCTAGCCCGACTAAAGCAATGAAAGAAAAAATGGATGAATTAGGTATATCTATTACCGATAGTAGTGGCAATATGTTGCCGATGCGTGATGTTATGGATCAATTACGTGGGAAGTTTAAAGGTTTGTCAAAAGAACAACAAGCAAGTGCTGCTGCTACAATATTTGGTAAAGAGGCTATGAGTGGTGCATTAGCAATAATTAATGCATCTGATGAAGATTATCAAAAGTTAACTAAATCTATTGATGGTTCCAAAGGCGCAGCCAAGCGAATGTCAGATGAAATGGAAGGTGGAATCGGTGGTTCAATTCGCCAGATGAAATCTGCCATTGAATCCCTAGCAATTAGTATTGGCGATGTTATGGCGCCGTACATTAAAAAGCTAGCGGAATGGGTTTCTCATGCTGCAACTAAATTAAATGTAATGCCCAAAGGTACTCAAAAAGTGGTTGTAGGATTCGGTTTACTAGCGGCTGCAATAGGACCATTACTTATGGCTTTAGGTGTGATGGTGTCCACAATAGGTAGTGCAATGACTGTTATAGGTCCTTTGATGACGAGCATTAAAACGTTAAGCTTTATTACTAAAGGTTGGGCATTGGCTACTGGCTTTTTAAACACTATTTTAGGTGTAGCGAGAGGGCAAATCGCATTACAAACAGTCTTAACTGGTAAATATTCTTTAGTGACTAAAACTGCTGCACTTGTAACACGTGGTTTAGGTTTAGCAATACGATTTATGACTGGTCCAATAGGACTCGTAATCACTGCAGTAGGATTATTGGTTGCCGCAATCATTCATTTGTGGAGAAACAACGAGACTTTCCGAAATAATGTCATAAAATTATGGAATGGTATTAAAAATGCACTATCAGTGATTTGGAACGGCATTAAATCATTTGGTATTGCCGTATGGAATAACTTGAAAAACGGTGTAATGTTTATCATTCAAAATTGGTGGATGTTAATGAAAGCCTACTTCAATATGTGGAAGGTTGTAATTACTACAATTTTTAATGCCATAAAAAATACGGTAATAGGCGTTTGGAAAGTTATTAAATCCAGTGTGTTATTTATTGTGAACGCTTTAAAAACTGGCGTGACAACTATATTTAACTCTTTATTATTAGTACTTCGAAAAATCTTGTCTTTATATAAACAAGCGTTTTTAAAGGTTTGGAATGCTATCAAGTTTGTGGTGACCACAATTGCTAAATCCATAGCGAATACAGTTAGGAATAACTGGAATAATATTAAAAATTTCACAATATTCATATTTAAATCTGTCAAATCGTTCATAACAAATATTTGGAGTTCTATTAAATCTACTATATATAGATTTGCAAATAGTGCGTATCAATTAGTGAAAAAGATTTGGAATTCTCTCAGTCGTTCTACACGCAATATCTTTTCAAATTTAAGAGCTTGGATCACTAACACTTGGTCGAAAATCAAAAATAGCGTTACTCGATTTGCTCGGCTGTTATGGGACGGTGTGCGCAATACGTGGAATAATTTAAGTACTGGCACACGTAATATTTTCAATAGAGTTAAAACTACTATTGTAAATATATGGAATTCAATTAAACGTTCAGTCACAGGAATAGCTAGTGCATTGTGGCGTTCAGTCCGTAATACGTTTAACAACATGAAAAACGGGCTTGCGAATATTATTGGTAAAATCAAAAATCATATCGGTGGAATGGTTAGCGCCATTAAGAAAGGTTTGAATGGATTAATTGACGGTTTAAATTGGGTAGGTTCTAAATTAAGCTTGCCTAAAATACCTAAATTATCTACAGGGACGCAACGTATAAACCGACATATACGCACTACATCTGATGGTCGATTAAAACACGGCACTATGGCAGTTGTGGGAGATAAAGGTCCTGGTAACGGCAGAGGTATTGATGGTCGTCGAGAATTAATTCAATACCCTAACGGACGTACTGCTTTAACCCCTGCAAAAGATACGACTACATTCTTGTCTAAAGGGTCACGTGTGATTAGTGGCGGAATGCGACAACAGATGTTATCCACTGGTACATTACCAAGATTAAATGGTGGCTCATGGTTTGGGGAAGCAAGTAATTGGCTATCTGACAAAGCAAGTTTCATCGGAGGAAAAGTCAAAGATGTAGGTAAATGGTTATCTGATAAAATCGGGGACGTTATGGATTATATGGATAATCCAGGTAAACTGTTCAACAAAGTAATGTCACTTATGGGCGTAAACTTTTCTTCATTAACAAAAGGTATGGGTATCGTTGGAGATATAACAATGGGTGCTTGGAAGAATATCAAAAAAGCAGCTATTAAATGGATAAAAGAAGGTCTTGAATCCATGAATGGTGGAGACGGTGGCGTATTAGATATGAGTAAATTACGTTACTACTACGGTCATACTGCTGCTTATACACGTGAAACTGGCCGACCATTCCATGAAGGATTGGACTTTGATTATATTTATGAGCCTTTACCATCAACTATTAATGGTACAGCACAAGTTATGCCATTTATGCATGGTGGATATGGTAATTGGGTCAAAATCGTACAAGGTGCTTTAGAGGTAATTTACGCCCATTTATCTAAACATAAACTTAAAACAGGTCAGAAAGTTAAAATTGGTGATATTGTAGGTATTTCTGGTGACACTGGATTCAGTACGGGACCTCATTTGCATTATGAAATGAGGAGAAACGGACGACATTTCAATCCACTGCCTTGGTTGAAGAAAAACAACGGTGGAGGTAAAACTAAAGGTGGTTGGGCTGGTAACATTAGACGTGCAGCTAGTCGAATGAAAGTTAGAGTATCCAATGGCGATGTACAGGATATACTAAAACTTATTCAAACTGAATCAGGAGGACGCGAAAGTATTATTCAACAGATTGTTGATATTAATACAGGGGCCAATCGTGCAAGAGGTTTATTACAATATACACCTGGAACATTTGCCGGTTATAGAGTTAAAGGTGCAGGTAATATAATGAGCGGAATGCATCAGTTGCTTGCATTTTTCAATAATAGCAATTGGCGTCGAGATTTATCAGCTTGGAAAAGCAGAATGGCACGCGGTATTACAGGTTGGGGACCTTCAGGTTCGAGAAGATTTGCAACTGGCGGACTTGTCCATAATGGTTTATATCATTTAGGCGAAGACGGTTACCCTGAATGGATTATCCCTACAGACCCTAGCCGTGCAGATGACGCTGCTAGATTACTTGCATTGGCTAGTAATGATATAAGTAAGAATAAACGTCCTAAACACTTTAGTAATAATAGTGTAGGTAGCAACGGCGATAGTAATTTAGAGAAAAAGTTAGACACTATGATTGGTTTATTAATAAAACTTGTAGGATCTAACGAAGAAATTGCAAATAAAGATTACGAACCAGTGATTGATAACTTTGGTTTAGGTGACTTTATAAATAGAACCGTAGATAAAAGAGAACGTGACACATCACGTAAACAAAGATTTAACGCAGGAGGTGTGTTTGCTTAATGAACGATACAATAATAGTTAATGATAAAACACTTCCGTGGCTGTTTGTTCAAAGAGGGTTTAAAATACCCTCTTTTAATTTTGCCGTTAAAACGGAAAAGGTAGAAGGTAGACCGGGTAGTGTTTATCAAGGCAGAAGTTTAGATGAAATTCAGTTCGAGTTACCACTTGTTATCAGTAATGACCACTTAGCGCATAGTGGAATTAAATCACATGATGACATATTGAATGAGTTAGTTAAATTCTTTAACTACGATAAATCAGTTAAACTTCAATTTAAATCTAAAGAATGGTACTGGAACGCATATTTTGAAGGGCCGATAGAATTATTTAGTAAAACTGAAAATAGTATCAATATTGTTAATTTGAAAGTCGTTTTAACTGACCCTTACAAGTACTCGGCTAAAGGTAGCAAGAATACCGCAATTAGTGATGCAGTAAGTGTTGTTAATACAGGCACTGCAGATACACCAATAGTTGTAGAAGCGAGGGCATTAAAAGATAGTACCAACTTTTTAATTGCTAAAGGCGAACAAGACTATTTTATGATTGGTAAGTCGGAAGATGCGTATCGTGTAAATAAGGACATTGAACCTTTTAGGTTTAACGATGAATTTAACACTGTAGGATTGAAAAACTGGGCATATATGCCTAACGACACCACATTTGGTAACTTGCCTGACGGTGGTGACGCCATGGGCGGTAAATTCGCTTTATCTGATTTGAAAGAAAGTATTTATCCCTCTGAATGGGGGAACAATACTAAAACAAATTGGCACGGTGCAGCGCTTTATAAATCACTAGGCAGTTCTGTTCAAGATTTCAGAATTCGTTTTAAAGTGATTTTAAGACAACACGTTGGCGTGGGACCCGGGAAAGCTGTTGCATATGTTGTTGATGAGAACAATAGAACGATGTTTAGTATGACTTATGTAAATACTGCAGTTGATAAAAATGAAAGTAGTATTATTGTTTATGCCTATAATGAGCATGGTGAGGCAAGACGTATTTATAACAGGTTAATTCCTTTTAAATACCACAGAGCAAAGAATGCACATGTATTTATGTATTTAGAGCGTAAAGGTTTGGATATTAAAATCACTAATTTTAGATATGATATTGATACTGACCCGAATCGGACAAAGCCCATCGATAAAGATGTTGTAGTAGTTAGAGATGAAGGCAAGTTTTATCAACGTCCTGCCCGTATAGCAAGGATGTATATAGGTAAATCAGCTAAACATACAAACTATATGGCCATAAATATATTAGGTTTTAGTTTACAAGAGTTACTGCCTAAACAGTCAGACATAACACCAATTGAAATAAGACAAGGTGATTTAATACAAATCGATACACATGCAAAAAGTGTGACTATTAATGGCGATGACGCATTAAAGTTAAAAGATTTCGGTTCAAACTATTTTAATGTAGAAACTGGTCATAACGAACTTGTTATCAGTCCACCTGAAACGTTTGATACTACAGTTAAGTGGCAAGATAGGTGGTTATAATATGATTCATATTTTAAATTTTAATGATGAGATTATAGACTTCATTAGTCGTACAGATAACGCGGTAATACAAGCAAACTATGAGCGTGATAAATCGAGTGAATTGTTAGATTTAATCGTGTTAAGTAAGCGTGCAGAATACTTCAAAAAACGTAACAGAGTGATTATACAGGACATTAACGGTGTGTATCGTGAGTTTATTATTGAACGTACCGAAGAAAATGGACAGTATTTGCAAGTTGAATGTACGGCGTCTTATGTGCCGGATATAAGCACTGCTAAACCTATTATGGCGGGTAAATACGAAAAAATGACCGTAGATCAAAAATTATCTGAAGTTTTGCGTGATACAAACTGGTCTGTAGGTGATTGCGATTATGGTGGGGTTAGGACTAACTCATGGACGTCACCTCGAACACCTTATGAAATGATTAGTCAATTAACCACAAATCATAAACTCGAACCCGATTATGAAATTATTATTGAAGGTAATGAAGTTAAACAGCGTTTAGTTAATATGAAGATACCAAGTCATTTGTTTAAAGGAAAAGAAATCGTCTATGGTAAAGATTTATTGAGTATTAAACGTACAGTGGATTTTTCAGAAGTTAAAACAGCTTTAATAGGTATAGGACCCGAAAAAGAGAATGGCGATAGGATATTCGTTGAAGAAGTAGACGACGATGCACAACAACAGTTTAATCTTCCACAACGTTATATTTATGGCATCTATGAACCTGAAACTGAAGATGATAATATGACGATAGAACGGTTGCGTACATTAACACGCACAGAATTGAATAAACGAAAGTCAGCTGCGATATCTTACGAAATATCAGTTGTCGATCTCGAAAAAGAATATCCACATGAAATTATTAGGTTTGGTGACATTGTTAGGATTAAAAACCCTGACTTTACACCTAGCTTATATGCCGAATCTGAAGTGATAGGGTTTAAGCATGATTTAATTAGTGGTAATTGCACTTATACATTCGGGAATATTATTGAATATAAAGAAGAAACGTTACGTAAATACTTTGAAAGTAAACTCGACTATATTCGTCAAAAGTTAAATGATGGCTTAACTAATGTCAATACTATAGTTGCTGATGTGGTTGAGGGTAAAATTGAGTATTTCGAACGTAAGATTATCAAAGGTGTTGAACCGCCTGAAAATCCCGTGAACGATATGTTGTGGTTAGACACAAGTAATCCTGATGTAGCAGTATTAAGACGTTATTGGGAGGGGCAATGGATTAATGCGACGGCAGAGAAAGCTGAAGATATAGGTGCGATAACACGCGAAAAAGCACTATATAGCGAGTTGACTAATACTTTCGTTAACCTATCCATTCAACATAGTAAATTGTTGAACGAAATGCACGATGTCATAAATAGTGAGTATTTAGTGGACTTTGATTTGAAAGATGAGTTAAATGCCAAACTTGACGCTACTGTATCAATTTATAACAACATTAAAAGCAATCTTGAAAGCATGACCGATGAGACTGCTACTATAGGTAAGTTAATCGATACACAAACGTTATTCTTAAATTATCGAACGGCTATGCAAAATCTATACAAAGTGGTTGAACGTGCAAAGGTAGCCATCGATGAACGATTTAAATTGTTACAGTCACAGTATACTGAAGAAAAATTTAGAGACGCATTACAAGAAATTGCAGATAAATTCGGTCTACAAGTAAATAGTGAGAATCAACTTCTAGGTGAACCGAATGTAGTTGAAAAAGCGGTTATTGCAGCACGTGAAGATACTAAAGAACAGCTAAGGGATTATGTGAAGTCAGTCGATTATCAAACCAATCAACAAGGCTTGATTGAACGCATGGAATCGGCAGACACAGAACGTAAGACGCTTGCAGGTCAAATCAGTGATAAAGTAACTAAAGCAGAATATCAAAATGGTTTAGACAACATTAAAATCGGTGGAGTTAACCTATTTCAATCATATGACAGTGCAACACATGGTAATAATGTGCATCCATCTATTACTTCCACACAATCATTTAGAGGCAAGTATTGGGCGACAATGTTATACACTGCAGATTATCTAAAAAAAGTGTTAGTACCCGGTGAAGAATACACGTATTCTTATGAATTAGAAATTGTCGGTTTATCAGAAAAAGAAGTAGCGATGTCTAAAAATCATGGGATTATTTTTTACAGCGCTTCTAGTTCAAAAGAAAGCATTACAAGTAGTTATAAACAAATTGAAAGAATAATAGGTAATAAATTTAAAGTTACTCAAACGTTTGTTGCACCTGAAATTACTGATCATAAATTTTTGGCATACTCAGGCTTTTACTCAGACGATGGGACAGTTAAATATCCTGTAAGTTCAAACTTAGTAGAATTCCGAAACTTAAAACTAGAAAAAGGTAACAAAGCCACAGACTATACGGAAGCGCCATCAGATGTAGCACGTAGTACGGACAAGAAGTTGTCTGTTGCTAGAACTGAAATCTTACAAGACGGCGAACAAATATCGCAACGTGTATCACGTGAGGTATTTAATGCGAGTAGTCAAACTTTAAATCGTGTTGTATCAGAATTTATTAATAATACAACTAGCGGAATGACATTCACTTATGATGAAAACGGAAATATACAATCACAGAACATAGGTCCGCAAGGGATTAAATTCGACGCTACAAAGTTTGAAATTAATGACGGTGATGTGGTTGTAAAGAATGGACGTACCACTATTAAAGATGCCTATATTGATAAATTATTTAGTAATCAAGCTACTATTAATAAACTTAATTCAATCGATATACAAGCACGTACAATCAGGGCTAGTGACAATCAAGCGTCAGTCAATGTTGAGGGTGGCACCATAACGATGGATAGAACTGACGGTGCAAAACTTGATATAGGGCTTGACGGCATAGCGATGTATAATAGCGAAGGTTCAAAGCGATTTAGCATGGACAGACTGCTCGTTGAAAGTGCAGCACTTGGTACATCCAACTCAAATGTTTACCTTGCGGCAAGTGATGGATTTGAGGCAAGGGTTGTTGATAGAGCAATGGTACCTAGTGACGGTTCTATTTCATCTTACAAATACTTGCCTATACGTTCACTAGCATTAAAGT